GGTAGGTAATCTAACTCAAGAAGATTTAGCATTACCCTTCTTAAAAATACTCGGACAATTATCTCCAGAAGTAAACAAGAGAGATGGTAAATACGTTGAAGGTGCAGAACCTGGAATGATTTACAACTCTGTTACAGGAGAATTGTTTGATGGAGTTGAAGGAGTCGAAGTCATTCCTTGTCATTACAAATTAGAATATATTGAATGGCAAGATAGAGGCGAAGGTTCTGGTGCTCCAGTAGCTATCCATTCATCATCTAGTGATATTATGTCTAAGACAACTAGAGATGCATCTTACAAAGATAGATTACCAAATGGTAACTACATAGAAAAGACTGCTTCTCATTTTGTAATAGTCAATTCTAATTCACCATCTACTGCGTTGATTGCCATGAAATCAACACAATTAAAGATTAGTAGAAAGTGGAATAGTATGATGGCTAGTGTGAAAATGAAAGGTAAGAACGGTATGTTTACTCCGGCTTCTTTCAGTCATATTTACAAACTAAAAACTACTCAAATGTCTAATGACAAAGGTACTTGGTTTGGTTGGGAAGTTAGTAAAGTAGGTGCAGTTCAAGATGCCTCTTTATACCAACAAGCTAAAAACTTTTCTGAAAACATTTCAAAAGGTGATGTGCAAGTTAAACATGGTGAGTCCAGCAATGGATCCGCTCAAGGTGAAGCTTCAATCATATAGATTATTTAATGTGTGGGCGAGCAATCGCCCACATAAACTAGAGACAGTTTATGGATAATAAAGAAAGAAAATTTATAAAAGCATTTACAGGATTACAAAGAAATTTTGGTGTAGCTAATTTAAAAAATTTATCAATAGATCCAAGTACAGGTAAAGCTAAACCAGTTTATGGTTGGGCACATAGAGAAATTAAAGATCAAGATTATTTAGATCATTTAAATGGTAGACAATCAATTGGTATTCAACCATGTGATGATAAAGGTATGGCACAATTCGGTGCTATAGATATTGATGATAAGCAACACAGTTATTCTAATTTTCCATATAAAAAATATTTAGAAATTATTGCAGAACATAATTTACCACTAGTTCCAGTTAAATCTAAAAGTGGTGGAATGCATTTATATTTATTTGTTAAAGAACCTATTAGAGCAGTTGCTATTAGAAACTTTTTAGAAAGTTTATTATTCACGTTAAAACTTCCAACTAATATTGAAATATATCCTAAACAAACTGAATTAGGTAAAGATGCTGAAGGTAAATGGAACATGGGTCAATATATAAATTTACCTTATTATAATAAAGCAGAAAGAATAGGATTTAATTTAGATGGTACAACATTTACATTTGATCAATTTATAGAAGTTATAGAGTCGAATACATATACTGCAGATGAATTAGAAGAATTTAATTTAGATCATACTAAAAAAATACTAAATGGTGGTGGAGAAGAATTTAATGATGGACCACCTTGTCTTGCAATATTAACTAAAGATAAATTAACAGATGGCAGAGATAGATTTCTATATAACTATATGGTGTTTGCTAAAAAGAAATACCCAGATGATTGGGAAAAAATGGTTATTGCAGCACCAGGTAAATATTTTGAACCGGGAGCAAACGGTGTAATCGATTGGACAGAAACTAAAACAAAACAAAAATTAAAATCTTGGGCTAGAGAAACTAAAGGACATACTTGTACTGAAGATCCAATACAACCAGTATGTATGAAAGCTGAATGTAGAAAGAGAGCTTTTGGCTATTTATCTGATAAGAAAAGAGTATTCCCATCTTTATCAGGATTACAAAAAATAACTTACAAAGAACCACAATATACATTTAATGTAACATTATCTGACGGACAAACTACAAAAGAAGTTAGAGCAAAAAATATAAAACAAATAATTGAATTAGATAATATCAGAGCAATCATTGGTGCAGCAGCAGATATGATTCCACCAAAAATAAAACAAAATGAATTTCAAGATATACTCGATAACTTATTCCCACCTAAATTAACAACACCACCACCAAAAGGTACAACCGATGATGAATTATTAGAAGAGTATTTATCTAAATATTTACATGGTCCAAAAGCTGGAACTTATGCAGCATTTAAAACTGGTGCTGTGTTAATAGAAGATCAACATGCTTATTTTGTTTACTCAAGTTTTTATAACTCTTTAAAAAATAAAGAATGGAAAGAAAACAGAGGTACAACTGCAGAATACATGACAAGATTATTTGAAGCAGACTTTAATATAAGTAAAAGGTTTCCAAAAAAATCTGGTGATAGAGAATCTCATAATCCAATTAGTGTAGTAAAAGTTTCTTTAAATAAGTTTCCTGAATTACTATCTGATGAAGTTACACCTACAGAAATTATTGAAAATAATTCTAAGGAGAATATATTCTAATGATTAAAAAGATATTTGGTCCCCCAGGTACAGGTAAAACAACTACATTGTTAAATTTAGTTGATGAATATATTAAAAAAGGTACTGATTTAAATAGAATAGGTTACTTTGCATTTACAAGAAAAGCTGCAAACGAAGCTAGAGATAGAATGTTAGAGAGAAATACTAACTTAGTTAAAAAAGATTTAAGATATTTTCAAACACTACATTCATTTGCATTTCATACACTAGGTATGAGTGAAGATAGAGTAATGCAACCTGTACATTATGAACAATTAGGTAAAGAATTAAATCTAAGAGTTACAGATACCGGTGATGGATCTGGTTATTTAAATTTCAATAGTGAGTATTTTAAATTAATTAACAAGGCTAGAGTTAAAAATATATCTGTTGAACAAGAGTTTAATACAAATGAATGGAGTGATGAAGTAGACTATGAAACATTAGGTCATATCTATTTAAATTACAATCATTTTAAAGGTGAAAGTTTATATGATTTTAATGACATGATTACAAAATTTGTAGATGAAAAAGAAAAATGTAAAGAGTTTGATGTTATATTTATAGATGAAGCTCAAGATTTATCTCCGATACAATGGATGATGTATGATGTATTAAAAGAAAAATCAAAAGATATTTATTTAGCTGGTGATGATGATCAAGCGATCTTTGCATGGGCAGGAGCTGATGTAAATAGATTTTTAAATGAACCTGCAGAAGAAGTTGTATTACCTTATTCAAATCGTGTACCAAAAAACATACAAAATTTATCTAATATTATTGTTAGTAGAATAGAAACAAGAAAAGAAAAAGAATATCGTGCTAAAGAAGGTTCTCCTGGAAGTGTAGAATTTATTTATAATATAGAACACATAGATTTAACAAAAGATAATTGGTTAATCTTAACTAGGACTACTTATAGATCAGATGAAATATCTAAACAATTAAGATCTAATAATTTATATTTTAAAGATAGATATGGTAAAAGTTATAATACAAGATTGTATAAAGCCATATTAAATTTCACTGAATTATGTAAAGGTAACACAATAAATTTAGCAGATGCTAGAGAGATACATGAATATTTACCTGACAATGAATTTTTTAAATTCAAAGATAATAAACAATATTACAATATGGATGACTTTGGTTATGGTAAAGATGCTCTTTGGTATGATCTATTTACAAGAGCTGATCAAGATGAATGTTTTTATATTAGAACAATGTTATCCAATGGAGATAAATTATCTCAATCACCAAGAATAGAAGTATCAACTATACATGCTGCAAAAGGTGGTGAGTGTGAAAATGTTATTTTAGTTTTGGATAATGCTAGAAAAATTAGACAGTCTGTAGAAAGTAGTGTTGAAAAAGCAGATGAAGAACATAGAGTTTGGTATGTTGGTTCAACTAGAGCCAAAGAAAACCTATACTTATTAAAACCAAAGAAAGAACGTTATGGTTACTCTTTGTAGTTTTAAACAGAACGGGATAGAGGGAAAGTCTCCTGGAGAATGGCAGCTTCAGGCTCTAACGAGCGCAGTTGGTTCGGGGCCTCAAATCCCAAGTATATTATTAGACCCGTTAAATCAACAACTGCCACATGATAAAGGAGAAAAATATGTCAGATAAAAAAATGTTTGAGGAAGCATTTCCACAAAGTAAACAAATAGGTGGGAGTCACTACAAGGACTTTCACATTCAACCTTATGAATTTATTTCTAAGAATGACTTGTCATTTTTTCAAGGTAATGTAATAAAGTATGTGTGTCGTTATATGAATAAAAACGGCATAGAAGATCTAGAAAAAATAATTCATTATTGTGAATTAGAAAAAAAGAAATTGAAAGATATGGATTATGGCAAAAGAAAAAGGTAGAAAATACGATGGTGTATCTAGACCTACTAATGACGTTTATAAAAAACGTTGGGAAGAGATATTTGGAAAAAAGAAAAAGGAAAAACAATTAAATAAAGAAGATCAAGAATACTTAGATTCACTAAAGGAGAAAATATAATGAAAGTACCTATATTTACAGCACAAACAGAATGGATTGAACCAGAAGAGTTTCCAGATTTAAGATCTTATGAAGAGATTGCAGTCGACTTAGAGACAAGAGATCCTGACTTAAAAACAAAAGGATCTGGATCTGTTATTGGTAATGGTGAAGTTGTAGGTATAGCTGTAGCTGTTGCAGGTAGAAAATTTTATTTTCCCATTGCTCATGGATCAGGGAGCAACATGGATAGGAAAAAAGTATTAGCATGGTTTGCAGATACTATGGCTTGTCCAGCTATAAAAATATTTCATAATGCTATGTATGACGTATGTTGGATACGTAATTTAGGTATAAAAATCAATGGTTTAATAGTAGATACCATGATTGCAGCAAGTTTGATTGACGAGAATAGATTTGCATATTCATTGAATGCATTGTCTTGGGAATATTTAGGTCACGGTAAAAATGAAGCAGCATTGAATGAAGAAGCAAAGTCTAGAGGACTAGATCCAAAAGCAGATATGTGGAAGTTACCACCAATGTATGTTGGAGCCTATGCAGAAAAAGATGCTGAACTAACTTTAGAGTTATGGCAAAAATTTAAAACAGAAATTCTTTTACAAGATATAGAATCTATATTTAATTTAGAAACAGATTTGTTTCCATGTTTAGTTGGTATGAGATTCAAAGGTGTGAGAGTTGATGCAGATAGAGCTGGACAACTAAAGACTCAATTACAAACACAAGAAGAACAATTATTATTAGATGTAAAAAAAGAAACTGGTATTGAACCACAGATATGGGCTGCAAGAAGTATTGCAAAAGTTTTTGATAAACTTGGTTTAGAATATTCTGTAACAGAAAAATCACAGGCACCATCTTTTACTAAAAATTTTTTACAAGAACATAGTCATCCTTTAGTACAGAAAATAGCACAAGCTAGAGAGATTAATAAAGCTCATACAACTTTTATAGATACAATTTTAAGATATGAACATAAAGGTAGAATTCATGCTGATATAAATCAGATAAGATCCGATGCTGGTGGTACTGTAACAGGAAGGTTTAGTTATTCTAATCCTAATTTACAGCAACTGCCAGCAAGGAACAAGGACCTAGGACCAATGATAAGATCTTTATTCTTACCGGAAGAGAATCATACATGGGGTTGTTTTGACTATTCACAACAAGAACCAAGACTCGTTGTACACTATGCAGCCTTATATAAATTTCCATCAGTATATGATGTTGTCGATGCTTATAATGATAATACTGATACAGACTTTCACCAAACAGTTGCCGACATGGCAGAGATACCTAGATCACAAGCAAAGACTATTAACTTAGGATTGTTTTATGGTATGGGTAAAACTAAATTGCAAGCAGAGTTAGGTGTAACAAAAGAAAAGTCTGATGAATTATTTAATCAATACCATGCGAAGGTACCTTTTGTTAAACATTTAATGAATGCTGCATCTAATGCAGCACAAGAACGTGGACAGATTAGAACTTTACTTGGACGATTATGTAGGTTTCATCTTTGGGAACCGAATATGTTTGGTATGCATAAGGCCTTGCCTCAAGAAGATGCACTCAGGGAACACGGACCAGGGATCAAAAGAGCTTACACATACAAAGCTTTGAATAAACTTATTCAAGGTAGTGCAGCAGATATGACTAAAAAAGCTATGATTGATTTATATAAAGAAGGTATAGTAGCTCATATTCAAATACATGATGAATTAGATTTATCAGTAGAGTCTCCAGAACATGCAAATAAAATTATTGAGATTATGGAAAATGCTGTTAAATTAGAAGTCCCAAACAAAGTTGATTATGAGTCAGGTGAGAATTGGGGAGATATTTATGGATGATAATATAAGGATTAAAGTATGGCCTACCTTAACGCGAATATACCACCTATTTACTGCAAAATTCGTACCGAATATTTGTATGATATGGACATGGATAAAAAAGGTGAGCAAGACTGTGTTATCTTTGGTATGGCAAGCATATCAGGACGCGCCTTATTATTTCACATTATGTTACCGAATGGTGCAGTCTTTTATAGGTTGCCTATCTCAGCGTTTTTCCAAAAACATCTTTCTAGATCCGAAGTGCCGGATATGTCGGTTGACCAGTTACAATTGTGGAACTGTTTTAGTTATTGGCCTAGCGTTCATTGCTTTGATTGGTTGGCTGGTGTAGACGGCAAATACTTAGGAAAAGATAAAAAATTCTACCATGGTCAATACTTATTTACAGTTGACTGGGCTCATCCAGATACTAATATATTAAATGTTGAACATTCTGAAATTCCTCAAGAACATAAGTGTGCACATATACTGGCTCTTGATAATGGGAATTATGCAGCTCAGCCTAATAATCGTATTCTGTGGCATGTTAATTCATACACTACTGATAACAGCTGGCCTGACTATAAAGTACAAAACACAGTCTGGGATTGCGAAGGTTCGGACTGGGTTACAGAAGATACTGACAAAATGTTTTATGGAATAGAAGATAAGGAGGATAAATGAGAGATACAAAAACAATTGAATCTTTTTTAAAACAAAAAGATATGAAAACAAAAGAAAAAATTTTATTTAAAAATTTAAAAAAAGAAGTAGAAACGGGTGCCAATGGTACACAAAAATATGTAATTAAAGAGGGACCTAACAAGGGTAAAATTGCAAGTAAATGATAGATAAATTTTTATATAAATTCTTTG